CGACCTTGAACGACGTTGCCATTGCCTGAGTAATAGCCATTAGAGGTCTCCAATTAAGTGTGCGATTTCCGCATAGCCTTGTTGATCTAGTTTCTTACATATCATCTTACGCTCGGCCACTTGAGCCTCGCTGAGATACTTCACCAGCCAATAATGCAGTGCTTCCTTTGAGTCGGCACTGAGTATGCGGTTAGCCGCACGTTCTGCAATCTCTTCAACGGTGTGCTCACGATAGTCAGTCGTTTGCACAAACACGTTTCCAATCTCTGATCCGCCTACGAAGCTCATGTCACCGGAATCCTAACTTGTCCAGAACGGTACGCATCCTGACGATCCAGCCCGTCACCGAGGCGCTTCAACTGGCCGAGGGCTTCCTGATACTTTTGCTCGTAGTAGGTCATCATATCTGCTTCGCCCTTCAAGTAGGTGTACGCTTCGCGCAACGACCCGTAGAGCAAAACAGAATCAAAGTTATTACCGAGCCAAGAAGTCCCCGCCGTCACGATGGATACCGGGTAATAGTAGTAATGCAGTTCGGCAGTATAGTTTGCGTTTGGGGTCGGCCCCAGCAACATCGTCGTAGCATCGAAGATAGCGTAGTACTTAGGCTTACCTGAAGTCGCCGGGAACGGGTACGAGGCTCGGATGAAGTTCACATCCTTATTGAGCATGTACTCGTATTCGCCCGTCGTACCATCAATTACCGCTATCGAAAACGTCGAGAGCCAGTCAGTCGGCAGCGTCATGTATTGGTTGCCGTTGCTCATCGAACCGGTGACGTTTTTACGAAGTGCCGGAAGCTGGACCGTGTTGTAAATGCGCTGCTCAGCAACCTCCACAAAAGTAGGAATATTCGCCACGAAGGAAGTCTCCGTGGACTGACAGTAGTCCTGAATCAGTTGTGTAAGCTCTGAGTAGTTCATTAGCTCCAGCCTGCGCGAACCTTACCGTTGTTCTGCAAATTGATCTGCGAGACGAACTTCTTACCCTTGGTAGCAGCGCCAGCACCCTTCATATCCATGTGGGTGACGCCCTTGTTGACATCCTTTTCAGGATAGCCATTCTCACCAGTCGAGTCGGTGTTCGGCCTGATCTTGCCGGGGTTCAGTTCTTTCATAACACTTACCTCGGGCCAGAGGACTTACGGACCGGGCTGCGCTGGTTCATCACCTTCGCCATGTTCCGACCGTACTTCTTCATTTCGCTGTTGGTCTTGCCACCAGCACGGAGCTTAGTCAGGGACTGACCGGGGTGCTTAGACCGCTCATGCTTATGGACTGCCTTCGCTATGTTGGCTTTGTCCATCTTCACATCTTCATGCTTCATCTCAATCTCCTAGGTCGTAACGACCGTTACCGTTCCTACTTCACCAGCCGGGGCTAGTGTGTTCGGAGTTAGTTCCGCATCGAAAGATCTTGATCCGCCGACCGGGTTCCAACCCCATTGTATCTGACGGCTACCGTTTGCGCCGTCATTGCCCACAGCAAAGTAACTCGTATCCGGTCTCGGATTCCGCAGAGCCTGCGGGTCGTCCACGGGATACAAACCAAGCGACAACTGCGGCTGATCCGGCTCCCAACACTCCGGACATACCAAGATGTTGACGTTCTTGGTCTTGATGACAAGCGACTTCAGTTGCCGCAGCTTGTATTGAAAGCCACAGCGGTCGCACATCGCAATCGCGTTTTTGCCACTGGCAAACCTGTTTGGCATTAGTAGCCACCCAAGAAACTCTCACGTGGGACGAATCGCACCGCCGCCTTTTCGCGGTCTTCACCTGCCGCAAGATCCCAAGCCTCGTCGTACTGAGCCTTCAAAATGGCTGTACGTCCTTCTGCTCCGGGGATCTTCATCGACAGCATATAAGCCAAGCCTGCAACCATACAGGGCAGGAAACGGAACGGGATATCTTGCCCATTCACGCCTGTACCGGGGTCAAACATCCGCCGCAACCGCGTGTAGTACAACGTCCACGTGGTCGAATTGTCAGGCTTCGGCCAAACCGTAAATTGCGGGTAAACCACCACATCGTCGGCACCCGTCGCGCCAGTACGTCGGTTGATCCAAATCTGAATCGGGCGACCCGTCGCGTTTTTGTTCGGAATAGAGACGTAGGTGCTGGACGAGATACGGCTGATGTTGATGTCCTGCTGATTCAATCCAGACCCCGTGCGGATCACGTGGTCAAGCAAGTCAACCGTATCCACCGGCAAGTCGTAAGTACCGACGTTATAAGTCAGCACATGGGTGCCTTGCTCCAATGTCCAAAGGTTGATGCCCCGGTTTGACCAGTCCATCAGGAGCAGGGCAAGACTACGCTTAGACGTACGGAAGTCATAACCCGTACGCAGTTCAGCCCCACAACGCTCGTACGCCTCTTCGATAATCGTGTTGAGGTCGAGGTTAAAGTCTGTAGTAGCTGTAGTCTTGTCTACCATTACTTCCTCGCTGTCACTACGTCGTCACCCTTGGTGACGGTGACATGATCGCCTTCTACATCGACCCGCATCGGCATTTCCTTCCGATCCAGTTTATCGAGCTTGGCGATAAGTTCCTTGATGACTTTGTACTCGGGCTTCTCTTCTTTCTCAACTGCGCCAGCAATGTTTGCCAGCATAGAGATCAGGGCGGTCAAAGACGCACCGAGCAACCCCATCACGGCAGCAATTTTATCGCCGTCCAAGAACAGGCTCGACACGACGCCAATCACGACAATGGCCGTAATGTACTTCAAACCGTCCTTGCCAATAGCCTTGCCAGCAACAGTCTTAGCTGACGCCTTGGCTTCAAGCCGGTTTAGTTCGGCCTGAACTTGCTCTCTAAAAAGCTCAATATTCACAGGCTCGGTCATTTACTTCCCTTTTTGGCGATACGCACGGGTTTTCTGCGAGATGCCCTTGGGCTGGGCGACGAACTGCTTGCCTTGGGCTTTGCCTTTTCGCTTGGCTGCGGTAGTTCGGGCGTACTCAGCAGGGCTGAGAGCTTTGATCGCAGCTTCTGGAAGGTATCTTTCACCCGTATCAGAAGATCGTTTACCACTCTTAGTTCTCCATTTCTGAGCAGTCCAAGCCTTTAAGGATTGCTGCGGGGCTTTCATGACTTGTACCCGCCGCCCTTTTCCTTGTACCGCTTTGCCAGCAACTGCGCCTTACGCGCCGACCATTGCCCAGCAGCCGTACCCTGCACATTTGCAGCTTTAATCGAGTTAAACAAGCTTTTACGCATGCTTGGCTTCGTGTAGTTACCGGCTGCGTTGACCTTGCTCTCGCCGCCTTCCTTGAAGGTACGAATCGGCTTGCCCGTCCCGATCACAGGCTTTTTATCCCCCCGCCGTTTGGCACGGGGGATCTTCTTTGGACTAATCGCGCCCATGCCTCGGGAAGCCATCATACGAACTTACCTCGGGTCTTACCGCGCTGAGCAACGCCATCACCACGGCAGCAAGAGTCCATCTTTCCGCCAGTACGTGCTGTACGTACGTTACGGGTAAAGTGCTTGATGGACTTTTCTCGGTTTTTTTCGTTGATTTCAGCCCGCTTCTTCTTGGCCTCGTAATACTTCTTAACGAGATCCTTGCTCTCTGCATCACGGCGTTTCTGCTGGTTCTGCTTTTTACGCTCTTCAATTTGAGCGATCTCGTCAGCGTATTCTTCCTGAGCAGCGCCGGGACCAATGATGATCTCTTCAACCTCTCCGCCCTCATCGTACTTCTTAGCACGAGGCTTCGGAGCTTTAGGCATACGTGGCATCTTGATAGACGAAGCCCCAAAGCGGGGCATCTTCTTCTTGAACATACCAGCCGTGTATTTGGGAATTCGCATAGATGCCATGATTACACCATCTTGCAGCGGGTTTTACCCTTCTTGGCGATACCGTCAGCACGACGGGACACCGACGAAGCCATACCGCCCTTAGCGTACTTCTTCACACTACCGCCCTTGTTCATGCGACCGGCTTCGCGCATACGACGCTCTGCCATGCTCATGCCTTGAGCCGAGGTAGCTCGGGTGCTTGGACCCTTGGATTTCGCCATCTCACGAGCCATACGGATACGAGCCATAGCCGGGCTTTCTTCGCCATCGCCGCCCATCATGCCGCGAATCTGAGACATGCCCTGACCAGCACGACGGGGTTCCATCATGGTCTTGGTTTCGGTCTTCGTCACACGACCAGCCGGGGTGTCCGACTCTTCGTACTTCTTGACGAACTCTTCAGTGCCCATCTTGCGTGACGGAGAAGACTTAGCCATTTCAGCTTTGAACTTCTTGCCGCCAAACTCAAACACTTCCTTATCCGGGTCACGGCCTTCTTTCTTAGCCTTGGCCCGAGCCTCTTGGAAAGCTTTACCAAATTCACTAGCCATTAGCATTTCCCGCCGTAAGCCATTTTGATCATCTTGCCCTTGGTCTTACCCTTAATGGCAACACCATCAGCACGCTTGGAGGCTGAGCCGCCTGACTTAGCCATGCCGCCTTTCTTCATGCCCTTACCTTTTTTGGCCGGAGCATCTTGCATATCAAGGCTCATGCCCGGAGCAGCCATCGAACGGCTGTAAATACCACGGGGGCTAGTAGGACCGTACGATCCACGGGTTTTTGGACCTTTGCTCATTTCGATTTACTCCTAAATTTGCGGCCTTTGTCGGCCTTGTTAAATTCCTTCGCCACTTTCATCGGGATGCCGACTTTCTTAGCAAAGGCTGGGTTATGTGCGGCAGCGGCCATGAGATTACGCTGTGCTTTAGACTTGCTTGGCATTGTGATTCACCAGTCGGTCTATCTTCTGCTCTAACCGGTCAAGCCGGTCAAGGAGCATCTGGGCATCGGCTCGGACTTCCGCACGGGTGACATGATCACGAGCCACTTCTTCTCGGGTCTTGTTGAGGAGAATGCCCAACCGTTGAAGTTCGGCAAACTTTTCTTTCACAACAAAACCCAAAACGGCCACGATTCCTGTAAGAACCATGTTCCAAACCAACATCTCCATTTCAACAGTTCCATGCTCTGAGGGACTTGTTGATACGGCTGTTTGGATCATTGGCGGTCTTGGCGCTCGTAAGCTTTTTCTTCATTCCGGACATTCTCGCGCAGAATGATTTCTTACGGGCACCGCCTTCCGGCTGAGGACGTTTCAGCCCCGGCTTACCGGGGTTAGCGCGGTTATACGAAGCCCGGCCTTTGGCATTTAAGCCGCCAGCAGGATTTTTGCCTTCTTTGCGCTGCCAAGCCGGAGACTTAGCCATAGATCACCATCGTTGAAACCACGGCTGACGGGACGATATAAATGCTGGTCTGGAAAAGCAGACCTTCGCCCGGCATAAGAACATAGTCGGGGCTGGTCGAAGAAGCCAACGTATTTACGACGATCTTGACTGGGCCAGAAGCCCCGCCATCCCGAAAAGTCACTGTGCCTGCGCCTGTATCAGGGACGATATAAATCGCTTTTACGCGAGAACGTCCAATAACAAGGCTATTTTGATCCAGCAGGTCGCCAGCAGCAATGGCGACCTTACTAGCTAAGACATCTGTTTGCATTGCCATCTTCCTCTCCTGTAATGGGTAAAGGGGGCTAACGCCCCCCTACGAAATCCTTACGGGACGAGACTGGCGTACAGACCGATGTAAAGCGTGGTGCTGCCGATGAGAACCGGGATGCGACCTGCCTGAACCGATACCGTGCCCGACACCGAACCGGTGGTCAGCTTGGTGCTGCCAATCGTGAGCGTGGTGCAAAGCAGGTTGGTGATGACGGCGGAATCGCCAGCGATAGGACCCTCAAAGCCATTGTCAGACTTAACCGGGCCGGAGAAAGTTGTACGTGCCATTTCAAATCCTCACATGCGAGTAAGTGTTTACCAGTCTGCATGTCGTCAGTCGGGTCTGTCTGGTAAACGAAATTTTTCCCGATGACGACTGTATATCACTAAAAAAGAGGGGCTACAAGCATCGCTACTTGTAACCCCCCAATCACTAGCCCTCTAGGGAGAAAGCTATTAGGACGCGCCCGGCGAAGCGAACATGCCCAGCGGATCCGACCAGCCGAAGCTATAACGCTCGCGGCTCTTGTACCGGACGTTGCCGGTGTCGAAATCGCCGTCCATGCTGTTTTGCAGCGGGGTACG